CCGGCAGTGAATGCGCCGGATACCTTATGTTCACCCTTTTTTACATCCGCGACAAAAGAGCCTGTGATGTTCGGCAGTCCGGCCTCCACGGTGCTGCCTGCTGCGTGGCCGCTGCCAGCACCCATCAGTACCCGGTTCTGCGCAATCTCCTGCCATGTACCGCCGAACAGTGCGGCAGGGCTTGTACGGGCGGTGCTCTGGTAGATGCTGCCCACGGGAAAAGGATTCACGCTTTTCAGCAGTGCGTCCACCTCGGCACGGGTGTAAAAGCTCCTGCTGTCCACCTCGGCCTGCAGGCTGTCCAGCATGGCCTTTGCCTGCGTCTGCAGCTGGGCGGTGGGGATCCCCGTCACGCCGTCCCGCATCACGCCGCAGACGGTCTCGTCCGCGCGGGTGTCGGTGATGTCGGCGGCGGTGACAGCGGTGGAGCCTGCGGGCACCGAAATGGTGCACAGGCCCAGCTCGTACTGATTATGGTTCTGCAGGATATCGGGCGGCTGTGCGGCCACGGCAGGCGTGCCGGTCTTGAGCTTGATCGCCGCGATATTCTCCGAGGTGTCAAACTGCAACACGACGCGATCCACGCGGTTGAGGGTGTTGTCTGCTTCGGGGACGGTCAAGACGTTCTCTTCCCGACTGCACACGGATACGCCTTTAAAGTCGTCGTAATTGATCCATGCAAGGCCGGGCGCAACGGTGATCTGCCGGGTACCGGTGTTACTGACAGCAAAGTTGGTCTCTTTGGAGTAGACGCCGGATGTGCGGGTGCACAGGTAGGTGGCCACGTCCTCGGCGCTGTAAACCACGCCGTTCAGCGGATATGTGATAATGCTCATTGTTTCCTCCTGATGATCGGGGTGCCGATCTCTGTGCTGACCGAGTTTTCACCTTTTTGGGAGCTCAGGGTCACAGAGGTAATGCGGGCAGCGGCCTGAATGTCCGTTCCGGGCAGGCTGGCCTCCACCACCATGCCCACCGTGATGCTGCCGGTGGGGGTGAAGCGGAAGTTTTCCAGCCGGGTATGTTTGGCAAGCTCCTGCTCGCCCTGTGCGCGCAGGGCGGCAAGATAGTCCGCCTGAGACTGGCCGCCTTCCTTCTTTTTGCTGGTAGCATCCACGATCAGCTCCCGCCGGGCAGAGCCGGTGTTCTCCGCTGCACCCACGGTGGCGGTGCCTTCCGCGCCAACGACCACGCACACATTTTTATAGTCCGTGATGCTCTCGGTATAGGTCAGGTCGGTCAGGTTGCCGTACTGCGGCGCATACCGGGCGTTCGGGTCGAGTTTTGGCCGGAACAGCTCAAACAGCAGTTTCGCTTCCGGCTGATCGAACCGCACCCGGAAGCCGATGTCCAGCTCCTGACACACCTGTTCGACCAGCTTCAGCAGGCTGCCGGGCTTGACCTCGCCGCTGTAGGTGTCCGTCAGTCCTGCAGCATCGCCCAGTTCAAGGCAGGGCCACGCAGCAGCACTGGATACCAGACTTCGCAACGTTTCCTCTGCGGCAAAATTGCTTAGGGTGTCCGTGTGACCGCGTTCATCCAGAATGCAGGCGGCGTCTTTTGCGGTGATCACCAGCTTGTGGTCGGATTTCTGGGCCGACACGATGCGCATGAGCCGATCGCTGCCCACCAGCCAAAGATACCGGTCCGGGCGGCACAGCGCCTGCAAAGCGGTCGTGTCGTGCAGCTCCAGCTGTGCACCCTGGGTGTCACTATAGACGTTGTAGCGTTCCGGCCAGACCAGCGAGACCCAGCTTTCAATGCGGCCCAGCAGATTGAGCCGGATATCATAGACGCAGATGCTCTTGTGCCCGGATGCTGTCAGTGCAGAAATGATCTCAGCCATTGGAACCCTCCGTGATGATGGTGGAATACGCTGCGTGCATGGTCAGCGTCAGGAAAAGCCAGCCGTCGCCGGATTCTGCGGTGCGCTGCCATGCCTGCGTACCGTGATACACCGTCCAAAGGGTACTGCTTCCGTCAAGGATGGAGAGCACGTCGTAGGCTTTGCCGTCAATGAGCTGCTGGACCCGCAGCAGGTCGTTTTCGCGGTAGACCTGCAGCTCGTCGCCGTCCTGCAGGGTCGTAACAAAGCGCAGGTATTCGCCCGTTTCCGGGTTAAGGACGCCGGGGTTGACCACGGGCCCTCTGGCCGACAGTGAAAGCCGAAAGTTCTGGGTATCCAGACCACTGTTGACGATGCGGATATAATCGGCCTGCTCCCGGATGCCGAACTGGTGCGCGTCGTAGCACACCGGCAGGCGGAACACAGGTGTCACCCTGATGGTCGCGGCCAGCGTTTCCTCTACACTGTGCCAATAGGGGTTGGGGCAGTACAGCTGAAAGCTGAAAGTGGGCCAGAGCAGCGCCGCACTGATGGCCGGACAGCGCTGCACCTCGGCGTCACACCAGTATTTCCCGGCCACGGTGAAACGCCCGGTCACGCCCGGCGCAAACACGTCCCGCAGCTGACGCTTGCAGTAATCGGCATTGCGCAGGATACGCCCGGTGATGGTGCGGGTGACGCCGGAAATGCTGCGGCTCTCCACAGGAGCACCCACCTGCTGATAACCCTGACTGGTTTCCAGATCCACGGGCAGGTCGCCCAGCGGGTCACAGCTCCACAGCACGCTGGCCTTGTAGCCAAAGGCAAAGCTCTGTCCGGTGCTGGAGGTAAAAACAGCGTCAAACACCCTGCAGCACCGCCCTTTCCTGCTCATACTGTGCTTCGCGCATCAGGTCCGCCGCCGTCTGCGCCTTGCTGTAGATGTACTGGTTCACTTCGATATTGGGCCGCTGGGTGCGCTGGGGCAGCGGAGCTTTCTTCTCGTAGTCCCACAGGCTGCTGGAAGCCTCGGTGATGGTGCTGCCTGCGGCGCTGCTGGAAGAGCTGTCCGTGCCGGGTGTGCTCTTTTTATTGAAGGCACCGCCGAGCGATGCAACGATGGCCGCGATCGCAGCCACCAGAGCAACGCCCGCTGCGATCATCAGCAGGCCCTTCGGGGTCCCGAATCCGGTCGGCAGCAGCGCCATGCCGATGGATTGCAGCATTGCCACGAACGCACCGCCGATGGCACCGATCAGGCCGCCCAGCGAAGCAAGGATCTCCGGGAACGCAGAGATCAGACCGCCCTGCAGGCCCTTGCTGATGGCGAGCGCTGCCGCACTCAACGGACCCTGCAGACCGCCGAAAATGTCCAGCAGTGTGCTGCCCAGGCCGGAAAACTGGCTGACCACATCTCCAAAGCCGCCGGTCAGGCCGTCGAAGATCTGGGTACCGAGGTCCCACGCGCCATTGGCCAGCTGGCTGATGCCCTCGCCCAGAAAACCGTTGACCTGCTGGATCAGATTCTTGCCGAAGTCATCGATCAGCAGCTTGGTCTCCGGTGCAAGACCGTTGTACAGGGTGGAAAGGACCCACTGCCCGACGCTGAGCCAGTCCTGACTCTTCACAGCCTTGTACAAGGTGCCAAAAGTGCCCAGCACGCCCTTGTCGGCCTCGCCCTGCCAGCCCTTTACAAGGCCAGAAAAACTGTCGGCACTGGCCTTCTTGATGGTCTCGGACACCTGTTCGGTGCCGTCGGCGGCAATGTTCTTGACCCGCTCGACCACCACAAGGGCACCGTCCACCACCTCATTGAAGGTCTCGGTGATCACCTTTTTGGTGGTCTCGGTGCCGTCGGTCAGTGTTTCCTTGATGGTTTTGGTGCTGGTAGCAATGCCATTTACCACTGTGTCAAAGGTCGATGTGACCGAATTGGCCATCTCCCGCACCGTCTCCATGGTCTGCTGCACGGTCTTTTTGCCATCGGCAGCAATGCTGGTAACGGTCTTGATATCCTTCAGCACACCGTTCACCAGCTGACGGCTGGTCTCGGTAATGGTCTGGGTCTGCTGCTTCTTTCCGTTGGAAAGCTCCTCGTTTACGGTCTGGGTGGTGCGGGTCACTTTGCCCAGCACCTCGGTCACCGTGTCAGAGTAAGAGTTGACCACCGATGCGGCGGCCTTTGCGGCTGTGCCCGCTGCTTTCCCTGCGGCGGCTGCCGCATTGCCGGACTTGGTATAGGCCGGGATAGCGATATCCGCCACGGTCTGGGCGCTGTCGGCAAGGCTGGTGTTGGCGGAGGTCCAGTCGGCCAGCTCGTCACGGCTTGCAACATCGGCGATGGTAAAACCGGCAGTGGCTGCAGTAGCGATACCCGCCACTTTGCCCTTGCCGGTCAGACCGTTGATGAAGCTTTGGATCAGGTTCTTGCCCCACTGCACCGCCTGCGAGGGCAGGCTCTTGATCCATGCCAGGGCGCTGGAAAAACCACCCTTGAAGGCATTCAGCATGGAAGAACCCATGCTCTTAACTCCGTTGGCCACACCGGTGAGAATGTTCTTGCCGATGTTCAGCCAGTTCACCGCTGAAATGACCGAGAGCACCGCCTGCAGGATCTTCTTCCAGTTGGCCAGTAGGTCGGGCACAGCCTTTACGATACCCACGCCCAGCTGCACCACCAGCGAGACGCCCTCTGCAAGGAGCTTCGGCATATTGTCGTTGATGATGCCGCAGATATTGATGATGATATCCGGCACATAGGCGATGAGGTCCGGCAGGCCCGCGATCAGGCCGTTGGCCAGCTGGGTGATCATATCCAGACCGGCGTTCACGAACTCCCCGGCATTTTCCCGCAGGTTTTCCGTAAAGGAAAGCAGCTGCGGCAGAGCATTCGCCAGAAAATCCGGGATGCCCTGTGTGAAGCCCTGCGCCAGAGAGCCGAGAAGCTCGGTGCCGGTCTGCACCACTTCGGGCACAAGGCCGTAAATGACCTGCGGGATGCCCTGCAGCACGTTGCCGATCATGGGCAGCAGGTTGTCCACCAGATAGGTCTTGGACGTCTCCACCAGCGCAGCCAGCGGAGCGGAGAGGTCTGCGCCTGTGGACAGGCTGGACAGCACGTTCTGGAACGCCGCACTCATGGCCGAAAAACTGCCGGTGAGGGTGGTGGTGGCTTCCTTCGCCGTGGTACCGGTGATATCCATTTCCTGCTGGATAACATGAATGGCGCTGTACATGTCGGCCAGATTGCCCAGATCGTAGTGCACGCCGGAAAATTTTTCGGCATCATTCAGCAGACGCTGCATTTCAGCCTGCGTACCACCATAGCCCAGCTTGAGGTTGTCCAGCATGGTATAGTTCTGCTTGGCAAAGCCCTGATAGGCGTTCTGGATATCCTGCATATCCGTACCCATCTTGTTGGCGTTGTCGGCCATATCCACCATGGCCATATTGGCAAGCTGGGCGGCGGCATTGGTATCCTTGCTCACGCTGGAAAGCAGGCTTGCCGCAAAGCTGGTGGTCTGCTCCATGTAGTCGTTGGCGGAAAGGCCCACAGTCTTGTAAGCCTGGGCGGCATACTGCTTGACGGTATCGGCACTGTCCTTGAACAGCGTCTCAATGCCGCCGATGCTCTGCTGCAGGGCACCGCCCATGTCGATGGAATCCTTGATGATTTTGCCGATGCCTGCGGCGGCAAGCACTTTTTTGATAGTGCCGACCAGCTGGGCACCAATGCTCTGGCCAACCTTTGCGCCTAAGCCGTCCGTTTCTTCGTCAAAAACGTCAGTCAGTGCAGCCCGGATGCCATCTGCCGACGGCACGATCTGCACATAGGCTTTTGCCATCTCGATTTTGTCCGGCATCTCCATCAACCTCCTTTCAGCGCAGCAATGGCCGCTTCAAATTCTTCCGGGCTGGCAAAGCTCTGCACATCCTCCGTGTCGCTGCCGGAGCCTGTGCCGGTCAGAGCTTCCAGAATAGACTTGGGCGGCCTGCCGGGCTTGCCCAGCAGCCACCACTCGATGCGGTTCAGCGTGTCGGCAGCAGATGCCTGCAGCTGATCTTCTATAGGCACCCGCTGCCCGGCCAGCCGCAGCATACTGCGGCTGCTCTCCGGCAGACCTGCAGCAAGGGTGGCCGCCAGACGCGGCGGCAGGCTGCGCCAGTCCAGAACGTGGTAATACTGCGCAAAATCGCAGATCAGCGCGTCCTCGTCCGATGCGATCAGTTCGGAGAGGATGCAGAGTTTTTTCCTGCGGAAAAGCTGCGGATCAACTCACCGATCGCTGCACCAAAGGCAACCACCGGCACGCGGCCCTTGGCGTCACGCAGGTGGTCGTAGAGCTTCTTCTTGCCTTCCTTGCCAAGAAGGCGGTCCGCCACATAGAACAGCTTGGTACCGTCCGTGTCCATTTCCACGATGGCCTCCACCAGCTCCACGTCGTTCATGGCTTCATCGTCCAGCTCGATCTCAAAACCGGATTCCGTTTTTGCAATCATGCCTTTACCTCCTTATTGTCTGCGGTGCTCTCGGCGGCAGACTGGGTGGCGGCAGTGCCGCCCAGAATGTACTCGTAGTGGGTGTTGCCCTCGGTGTCCGGCACCGCGGTGATGGTGGTGTTGTAGCCCACCGCACCGTTGGAATAGACGATATCGCCCACGGCAGACACTGCCGCATCCGGGATCACGATGCGCTTGAGCGCGTTGTTCTTCATTACCATGTCCACGACCCAGCTGCAGTCCTGCTGTTCGTCGCTGTTGGCCTTGACCGTGATGCCGGTCTCCAGCGTGCCGGCAACGTTCTTATCGCCGTAGACAGACTTGAGCACCGCCGGGTTCAGGGCTTCCAGCAGGGTGTAGGCGAAGGTGTCCGGCTTTTCGGTCTGCTGGGTCAGCACGGTATCACCGCCCCATGCCGTGGTGTTCTCGCTGCTGGGAGAGTTCGAGTTGGTCAGGCCGTCACTGGAAATGTAGCCCAGCGATTCAAAGGCTTCGTTCAGTTTGGACTTTGCATCCGTGGGCAGCGGGGTGCCCAGAGGTGCGCGCCAGACGGCACCGCCCACCTTGGGCTTTGCGGCGCTTACATTTTTTGCATCCATAGAGATACTTCCTTTCGTCAGTAATGTGTAATAGAAAAAACGGCCTGATATCTTGGCCGTTTGCGGGTGGTATCCGGGAAATTGTACTCAGTGACAAGGTCGCAGGAGACGATTTCCGGCAGAGTGTCGGCGTCCAGCATGGCCTGCACCACAAAATGGCTCAGCCGGGCGGCAGAAAAATCGCTGCTGCCGTAGGACTGCACCGCCAGCGTGGCCGTGTAAATGCCTTCGTCCGGGCTGTCACCGGTCTTTTCGAGGATACAAAAATTGCCGGAGGGCTTCTCCGGCATGGACATGTAACAGGAAAAGGCATTTTCCCGCAGGTAGTTCAAGATGGCTTCTTCGATCATTTCTTTCTCTGGTAGCTCCTCACTGTGATGACACGCCCATCTTTCAGGCGGCGCTTGTGCTCGTGCACGGTTGCGCCGCTGCGGCTGCCGGAAACGGCCTTCAGCAGGGTGTTGTTGGCCGAGTTGTCGTCATAGGCCTTGCGGGAAGCGGTCTCCACCACAGCCACCGCGCGGGTGGGGGCCACATAGGATTCGTAGCCATCGCCGCAGCGGTCCTTCACGGTGTCGGCACGGTCTTTCAGCACCGCCTGCATTTCAGGGGAGCGCAGCAGCGTCCGGATGCCGGGACTGTTCAGCTCGATGCGGACCTTACCCATAGTGCTCCACCTTCACCTTTTTGTTCCAGTCCAGCGGCACAAGCTCTTCGATGTACTGCTGCACACCGCCATAGGTGTGCCATTTCTGGCCGAAGAACTCCACCGTAACATCGTCCCAGCTGTGCGCGTCCCCCTTCGGGATGCACAACTCGTAGGCCAGATGGTGACCGTTCAGCTGCACTTCGTCCGCTACGGCAGCAGCATCTGCCGGTGTTACCAGCACATTTTCCACCGTGACCGGTATTTCGGTGTAAACCGGATCGTGAAAAGCGTCTTCATCGGTCTGGGTCTTTTCGTAAAGCGTGACGGGGATACCCTTAATCCACGGCATAAGGCTCGATCACTCCCATCCGCTGGCGGCGCAGGCCCAGCCGGGCCAGTTCCGATTTTTTGATGAACAGACCGCCGCCGGGCACCAGAAAGGAACCCGAAGCGGAGTAGCCGCCTGCAGCTTGGGTGAACTGGGTCAGGGGCTCCTGGTTCGTGCTGGTCATAAGGGTGCGGGCCACCACATCCACTGTGACGCTCTTGGCCACCATGGCAAGATCCGGGTCAGCCGCCACCAGCGCGGGCAGGTCTTTGCCCACCTTTTGGGCTTCCATATTCAGGCTGGCCGAGACCACCTCCAGCAAGGAGGAAGCCCTGGCCTGCTCGGCAGAGGTCATGGGCCGCCACAGCGTGGTCATATCCTCAAGTGCTGCGTAGGTCATTTTCCGGCCACCGTTTTCTTTTTGGGCACGGCAGCGGGCTTTTCGGTTTTAACGGGTTCGAGCCTCTTGGCCGGTTCCCAGTCCCCGCCGGAAACGGCGCATTCCGTCTCGATCACTGCGCCGGTGCGTTTGTTGCGGTACAACATGGAAATGCCCTCCTTACTTTGCGGCCTTGATGTGGGCAAAGGCGGTGGGGTCCAGAATGCCCCAGCCGATGTATGCTTCACCGCGCAGGTACACCTGATTGTGGCCCTTCAGGTCGCCCAGCTCGGTGTCGTTGTCCGGGTTGCCGTACTGGATCACCTCGATGGGGATCTCCTTTGCATAGCCCCACTTGAAGCAGTTCTCAAAGTCACCCACCAGAGCGCGGTCCAGACTGGAACCAGCGGACAGGTTGGAAGTGGATTCGACATGCAGGCCGTTCACCTCGCCGGGCTTTGCACCCCATGCCAGCTGCGGATACAGCTTTGCACCGTCGGTGGTAGTCTGTGCAGCCAGTGCGCTCTTGAAACTGGGAGACAGCACCATGCCGGTCACGTCGCGCTCTGCGCCCTGCACCAGAGCAATGGCGGCTTCCACGTTGGTGTCGGGCTTATCGCCGGTGGCAATGGTCACGGCCTGCGTGACCTTGCTGTCAAAGTGGTTGGTGCCGATCACACCGGACGCCGTGCCGGTGCGCGGGTTGATGCCGTGGAAGGCCATCAGGTCCAGACCCTTGGCCACCTTCTTTGCAAAGCCGTCCGCAAAGGCACTGAGCACGTCCATCTGAGCATCCTCGGATGCATACAGGAACTCGTCGGACACGCGGGCGCCGTATTCGATCTTCAGCGGCACGATGGTGATCGGCTCCACGGTCAGGCCGCCCGTGCCCTTGGCACCGTTTTCGGCCACGATGTCCACCTCTTTGTCCAGAGTGAAGGTAAACTCTTTCTGGCCGTTGAAAGGAATAGGCGTTGCGCCGCACAGCTTTGCCAGTGCGGATGCGCCAGTGGTTTTCTGGATGAAGCCGGGGATCAGCTCTTCCGGGAACAGGGATCCTTTGCTCAAAATATTTGCCATGATGTTTTCTCCTTTAGTCGTTGTTCATCAGCTGGTTGGTAAAGGTGCGCAGGGCGTCGCGCCTGCTGCCGCCGCTGGGGTCAGGGTCGCCGCGCAGAGGTGCGGGCGGATTCTTGGGCTGGATCAGTTTCAGCAGGGCCTGCGCGTCCTTGCGGATGTCGGCCTCGTTGGAGCCGGTCAGACGCTGGGCCAGATCGAACGGGATGCCCACTTCATGGGCGATGCGGGTCTTGAGGGCATCCGTCTCGTAAGTCTGGATGCGGCTGTTCAGTTCCACAATCTGCCCGGCATATTTCTCGTTCTGGGCCTTGATCTCGTTGTAGTCGGCATAGGGTGCAAGCCGCTGTTCAACGGCTGCGTCAAATGCTTCCTGCGTGGTAATAGGTTCAAATGCTTCTGCCATAGAAAAACTCCTTTCGTTCTGGCAAACAAAAAACAGGCCCGTGTGGCCTGTTAATAGCTGGTGCGCTGGCGACGCTTTGCCTTGCCCTCGGCGCATTGCCAGTGGGCCAGGATCACGCTGTCCAGCAGTTCAATATGTCCGCCCTCGGTCAGTGAGCGGTAGCCAAAGCCGCCGTTGGAGCCGATGGCCCGCTTTTCACAGTTGGATGCTGCCTGCGTAAGGCCGGGTTGCCCGGCATGGCACAGGGATCTTGCAAACACTGCCTGCTCAAAAGCGGCATTGGCGGTGATGATCTGCTTGACCGTGGGCAGCACCGGTGCTTTGATACGGGCAGCCTTCATGGCGTCGGCCAGCAGCTGCTGCCCGCTGGCACCGTCCACCGCCACAGCGGCAAGGTCGGCTTTGGACAGAAAATCAAGGAGCCATCCGCTGCCTGTCCGGGTAGGGCGGCAGTCGATGGCTTCCACGAATATCTTGTTTTCTTTGGTCCGGCAGGCAACGGCCAGCGCACAGCTGGTGCCGTCGGTGCTGAACTTGATGCCGGCATAAAGCCTGCCGGTGAGCTTTGGCAGAGCGTCCACCTTCAGCTCGTCCCATTCGGTGCGGCTGATGGCGGATTTGAGGTTGTAGCGCAACCACAGGCCCAGACGCTGGATGTTGAAGTCAATGGGATCGTCGCCGATCTCATCCGCAACGCTGCGCTCGGTAAAAATGGTGCCGAGACTTGGGTTCGTGCGGTACCATGCTTCCACGTCATGCGGGTCGGTCTGCTGTTCCACGCTCCACTCAGCCCAGCCGGTGTTCTGGGTATCACCCCGCAGCGCAGCGTTGCGCATTTTGAGGAATACCGTGCCGGAAGAGACCGGCGTAGGCGGCGTGCCGCAAAACAATGTCTGCGGGTTCTCGCTGTCTGTGACCACGTATTTCAGGGCACTGGCCTGATCGTCAGTGTATTCCTGCGCTTCGTCGATCACCAGCAGATCGAAACCCTCACCCAAACCGCCCTTGGAAGAGCGGGTGCGGAACTCGATGCGGCCCGTGCTATCTTCCAGCTGGATGTGCTCACGGCCCACCGCTTGAATGGATTTGTACGGGATCTTTGCTTTGTCCAGCAGATGGCACAGGCGCTCCCATGCTGCGCGCGAGGTGGTGGTGCGGTGCGCGGTGTGCAGGATGCTTTCGCCCTGCTTCAGGCCGTACAGCTCTCGGATGGCGGCGATTTCGTTCTTGCCGTTGCGGCGGGGCACTGCGTAGCCGAATTTGGTGTGCACCCAAAGATCATTCTCGTTGCGGGCAAGGATATCGTAGAGCAAAAGCTCCTGCCACTGCTGGGCCGTGCGCCCGGTGGTGTTGTACAGGTCAATTGCTTCTTGTCCGCACGTTTCGGTGTAGGGCAGCACGACAGCGGCGGTAGGCGTCTGGCGGCCCAGCCTGACATCAGCTGCCTGTTTTCGCGTCCGCGGCATGGTGGGCTGGGTTCCTCCTTCTAAGATGTTGACGACAAATCGAAAATATGATATAAAATAAATAGAGGTGCGCCTCCGCTATATGGTGGGGGCTCGACACCTCTATTTTTTTGCAATAAAACGCTGGACCATGAGCAATTCATCTTTGCAGATAACAAGAATATCCACGTCTTGAGTTGCACTGGCGGTCAGCCTTTTTCGGAGAACATCTTTCAGCAAATCAGCAGAAATTATATTTTGCCCATAGTTCAAAATAATGCCGCCGGGATTTTCTTGAATCTGCTTCAGACCATGCCGAACAGCGCTGTTCGCAGATTTTTCCGTGGAAGCTGTTTTTAAGTCCCACATCTTCCCATTCCAAATATAGTCCGGTGTCATGGCCTTATAGTTGTTTACTTCGTTCAACAGTACAATGTTGCCGCCCAGATGGTCGTGCAGCCATTGTGCTGTTTTCACTTCATCTGCATGGCGCACCATGTCATAGCCTGTATCATATGTGATAGAACCAACACCCGGTGAAGCCGTCCGCAAATATTCCGGGAAAACGCTCTGCATAGGAATATCGCCGGGAATATGGACTTTGTTAGGGAGTGGTGTTTCTGCAAGCTCCCTACGGGACTGAAGGACTTCCGGCTCCTCTGTCCACGTTTTATTCCACACGTTCTGCCGTCGGCCCTCGCCGGGGTCATATTCCACCCGGCAGCGGCAGCGCTCGTGGCGGCGGTAAACATCTTTCGGGACATGGGGGTAGTCGTATGTCCCGGCCAGAGCGCTACACCACTTACAGCAGCCGCTTTCGGCAATGCGGACGACGCGCGGCCTCAGACCGGCCCTGCCCTGAAAATCCACATTTGCCTTCAGGACATCGTCCACGGCCATGCGGGAAAAGGTGCGCACCGGCTCATCCAGTGCCCATGCCGCATCCTCAAACCGTTCCGCTTCTGCCAGCTTGTTGAGCAGGCCGTTCACGCGGTCGGCATCCAGCACGGCACGCTGCGGCGCAATGCCGATCCGGGCCTGCCGGTTCAAAGCCTGCTGCGCAGCCGCAGCAGCGTCTGCGATCCTGGCATAGTCCTCCTCCAGCAGCGGGCGCACCACCCGATCGGCAATGTTCCAGTACAGCCTTCCGTCCGGCAGAATGTCAGCAGTCAGGTTGCGGCGGAAAGCGTCAGCCAGTGCGGAACCTACCAGCTCGGCATAGGCTGCAGCGGCAGTGTAGGTGTCAGCTTCCTGCTGCGCGTCGCCCAGCAAGGCCAGAAAGTCAGCTCGGATGCGTTCCAGCAGTTCCGGGGCAATGTCTTTTTCGTCCATGGGCACCTCAGTTCTCGGTGCGGATGCCGGTCAGATCCCGCAGATTTTCTTTGCCGAAGTAGCCGGGGATCACGGCGTTTATCTTGCCCACGGCATCACCGATGCCGGACAGCGTGGCGGCGTCCGGTTCAAACACCGGCTCCCACACAGGGCGGGTCAGGTAAAGCTGCTGGCGCTGGTAGGCAAAATCGTCCCGCACGCAGGCCGCAAGATACCCGACATTCAGGAAGCCGCTGCCGAAGGTGCGCTGCGCCTTGCGGGCTGCCAGACGCAGGGCCTCGTGGCTGGACTTGATGGCCTCGGCGCTGCTGGGATTGTCGGTAACAAAACCCAGATCATCCAGCGTCAGGCCGGTCTCGCCTGCAAAGGTGCGCAGCTGTTCGGTATACGGGCTCATGCTCTGCTGGGTGAACTGGCCCACAACGGGCTTGTCGCCATCCTCGTCTTTGGTGATCTCCAAAAGGCTGGAAATGGTAGCCTTCCATTTGTCCAGCTGTTCGGCTTCATTGGATGTGCCCAGCACATACTTTTGCGGGAAGGAGTAGAACTCGGCGCTGATCTCGCTGCGCTTGAGGGTGCGCAGCGCGCCCTGCTGCAGGCCCATACAGGCGCGGGAAATACGACTGTGCCCAAACGGACGCTTTGCATCCGGGCGGTATACGATGGGCACCAGCAGCGGGGCAGGTGCGGAGTTCGTCACCCGATATGGTTTCTGGCCCTTGGGGTAGTACCATGTACTGCCCGCAGTGAAGTAGGCCTCCAGCGTGGGCCGATCGCTGTCGGGGTCGCGCACCAGAACTGCATAGCCCTCCCTCAGCAGGCCCGTCACTTCATCCATCACGCCGGTGGCGTTGCCGCCGTCAATGACCTGCAGGCGCGGAAAACCGTTTTCGGCCTGACTGATATACACAAAGCAGCAGCTGGAAATGAGGGCCGACAGCACTGCGCTGTCAAACAGCACATCCGCATTATTCATGCAATAAATGGTGTTCAGGTCAAAATTATCGTCCCGGAACTCCCGCCAGAGCAAGCGGTCCGCCAGCGAATCCACGGCCTTGCCGCACCAGCCCAGCACCTCTGTGAAGGTGCGGAACTCTGGCGGTGTCACCATGCCGAAGTCCTTCACGGCGTTCTTCATTTCATAATATTTGTAGCGGGTCTGCACCCGCGCCCGCTTTTGCAGCAGGCGGCGGCGCAGGTATGCCATGCCTTTCAGGTCGCTCATAGGGCGGTGCTTTCTCCTTTCGCGAGAAAATATTCACAGTACGGTACGGGAAGGTCAGAGACCCCCCTGGGAGGGGGATATCCCCCCTGTTGTGGTGAGGAAGGTTTGATATCTGCTGCCTTGCTCAATGGCCGCGGTAGGCCGTCCAGTCGGTGCTCAGCGGCAGAGCCAGCGGCGCGTCTGCATCCGCTTCGGCCTGCTTTTCTACCGGCGAAAACAACTTGTCGCTCTTCTGCCGGTTGCACCAGAAATGCGCCAGCTGAAGGTTGGCAAGGTCACTGGGATGCCCGCCCTTGGCCACGGGAATGATGTGGTCGATGCACGGCGAAAGCGGATGCGGAAACTTGCAGCTGAAATCCACAGGTTTGCCGCAGATGCCGCACACGGTTTGTGTAGCATAGATCTTCTTTTTGTTGCGCTCAAAGGCCAGACGGTGCGTGCCGTCACGGTCTGGGCGCGTAACAGTCTTTGGCATATGCGGCTCCTTGTTCACGGCCTGCTGTGCACCATCGGGAAGGAGCCTTTGCAGGCAGGGGGACTTCTTCGGGGAGGGAGTGTTTTCAAAGCCCATGGGTGCTTTGCAGGCCCGGGGTATCAAAAAAGCCGCCCGGATGATCCGAACGGCAGGAGATTCGCGGTCAGTGCGCAGCTGCCCGCAGCGGCAGCTTACTGGGCCGGATGGGATAGAGCCCGCTTGGCTGTATGCTGCCACGCACTGAGGATGATGCTACAATGACCTATATTTATCCAATGACCCCGCCGGGGTGCAGACCCTGACGGTGCCACAGGATAGCAAAATAAGAATTGCCCGGCTGGTACATTCAGGCTGTTGGTCGGTAAGGTGTTCCCCTGTCGCAGCCGGGCAATACAAAAGCCGCAGGGTGTTGGATGTTGTCCAGCTCCTTGCGGCTTTCGCAGTTTAATATTATCAGCTGGTTGAGGTGCATTCAAGTCCTGATTAGTCCATTTTTGTCCAGATCAGTCCTGATTGGTCTATTTTAGTCCTGACTTTCTAATTTCAGGCTTTTGATTGCCTGCCGGTGGTGGGCCAGCACGGCGCTCTTTGATAGGTTTGTGCCCTGCATGATTTCGTTCCAACTCTGGCAACTGATGTATTTACGATACAGGATATCACGATCACATAGGTTGTCCAGTGTGTTCAGTGCAGCCATGATTTCCTCATAGATCTCGTCGCAGATAGCAGCCTGAGCGGTTACGCGTTCCTCTGCCTCTTGGATACGTTCAACTGCCCTCGGCAGGGCTTGACCATCACCAGCTCCGCCGGGTACGAGTGAAATGTTTTGAGTTGTGTGCCCGGCATCCGTCTTTGCTGTTTCCAGTTGCTGCAGGCGAAAGCTAAACAGCTGCCGGGCTACCTTATAACGTTGCAGCCATTCCTTTTTCTCTTCATAGGTCATTGGGCAGCCCTCCCTATTACCAGCGCTTAAAATGCTCCTCGTAGACCTCCAGCGCTACCTCAACAAGAAAAAATGTAACGCCTCCGACCATAGCAATGGCAAGCGCCCACGCCATCACAACAAGGGCCATGTATGCTGCATTCACTGTTTGCTCTCCTCCCTGCTCTCAGCAACGCGGTCTCTCAGCCACTTCATGCTCATATCGTGATCGATAAAATCCAGCATCAGGCTGTGCTTGATGCCACACCCCATGTAGGTATAAATCAACTCCATGTCCTCCTCTGAAAAATCAGTGTCCAAAAAGGAATTGACACCGGCCAACATAAGCTCATGGAATCGCCGGTTTCTCCACTCCTGTGAATACGGCTGTGTTTTGAACGCGGGCCGTGAAAGCCATTCAAGGACTTTCGCCTCAATGTCCTCAACTGTCTGGCAATTGTTGAGCAGGAAATACTGGTTTGTGCGCGGATGGGCAATAAATTCGTCCCGGACATTGATATAGCTGCCGGGAAAACATTCGAGGAGTTTTGCGTGGGCCTCTTCCATGTCAGCTGCGCTCTGACGTTCTTTTTCGTTCATCCTGTTATCTCCTGTTTACCACCCCGCCGGGCCATCCTCATGGTCTGCGGGTATAAAATCATCCTCGTTGTAATTTTCGGACGGATCAGGCGCGGGCTGCCACTCATGATACTGAGGCTGCCACCACATGGGCACCCGGCCTGTTTCGCCCTCTCGGTTTTTGCTCACCCGCAGGCTGACCTCAAAATAATCATTCGGCCCCTGCAGGCGGCGCTCTCCTGTAACCTCGCTCTCAATGAACACGACGGCATCCGCGTCCTGCTCAATGGTGCCAGAGCCGCGCAGATCTCCCAGCGCTGCCTTTTTGGCTCCACCGTTCCGGTCGGTGCTGCGGTTCAGCTGCACCAGTTCCACGATGGTGATGCCGGTTTCCATGGCCAGCTCTTTCAGCTGACGGGTCACGTCTGCCAGTCGCTCATACTCCTTGCGGCCCGGGTGAGTGTCCGCAATCAGGCCGATATGGTCGATAAAGACGATCCGGGGCCTGTACTTCATGACGCGGGCGCGGATATCGTCCACGGTCATGCGGGTGCCGTCATCGTAGATCATACCGGTGTGGCCCTTGATAAGGGCAAAAGCATTGTTCAGGCTTTCCCGTTCCTCCTCGGTAATCTTGCGATCTCTCAGGCGGGTGCTGTTTATGCGGGTCAGTTTGGACATGGTTCTCATCATCAGCTTGCGCCGATCCTCTTCCATGGTCAGGTAGTAGGTCTGTACGCAGTTGCTCAGGCGCAGGGCCAGAGCCAGAGCGAGGTCTGTTTTGCCGTGGCCGGGACGGCCTGCCAGCACAGTGACCATTCTTTCCCCGAACAAGCCCAGTTCGTCCAGTTCGCGCCATGCCATTTTGACGCTGGTGTCCGGTTTTTGTAGCCATTGCATGGTTTCGTCCCAGACCTCAGAAAAATCTTTGACGTTCGCGTCCACGCTCTCCCGGCGCAGATGATACTGCACTTTCAGGGCTTCGCTCATGTCCCGGCAGATGCTGTCTGCGTCCGCTGCGCTCAGTGTCACGCTGGTGGCTAGTTCCACCAACAGGCGCTTGCGGTAGTCCTCCATCACCAGCGCTTCGTAGTCCTGCACATGGCTGATGGTGGGCACGGTCTCTGCTGCCAGCACGATCAGAGGCCGGAAGTCTGTGCCCAGCATCCGCTCCAGTATCACGGCATCCACGTTATGTCCGGTATCCAGCTGCAGCTTGATAGCTCCAAACAGCTGCCTGTATGGGCCATCCTCAAACATCGCCGGTGTCAGACGCTCCACGGTAGCCTTGCAAGCCGCCGGGTCAAGGATGGCAGCCCCGATCACAGCCAGCTGATGCTGCTGTGCCGTGGTGATCTTGCTGGCACTCATGCACTTATACCTCCCAACAAATCCGCAAGGGTCATGTCCTTGGTAATTTTGCGGGGCTTATCCGGCGCAGGCTGCGCATTATGTACTGTCGGGGCCTTGTCCACAAAATCCTTGACGGCAAACACGCCCGTCCAGCCGTTTTCTACGCTCTGATTCAGCATTGCAATGGCGTACCCGGTGCGATCCTGAACGCCCGACTCTTCAACCAGACGCTTGATGGACTTGCAGATTTTCTTTGCCACCAGAGGCGTCCACAGCTTTTTCTTGTCCTTCTTGGCCAGCTCACGCCGGTGCTGGTCAAAGTCCATCAGAGCGTCATACAACCCGCCGGGGCCGCCGCGGGAAAACTCGTCAAAGACCTCGGCCACGGTCAGACCGTCCGGCTCCTCTCGCGCCCCTGCGCGGGGTTTATTATTATTAGCTTTCTCTTTTTCTTTCTTGGGTGCACTTTCTGCACCGGTAGAGGTGCACTTTTTGCACCCATCCGGGTGCACATTGTTCACTGGTGCATTTTCTGCACTAGTGCACTTTTTGCACCCATCAGACGCAGACGAACACTCTGCCGGGCGAAGCGCTGCATACCGGTTTGTGGGTCTGCCGTTTTCTGTCTCAGACCACTTGCGGATCAGACCGTCCTTTTCCAGCTCGCCCAGAAGGTTCAGCACGGCACGCTTGCTCAGCTTGAAGTATTCCACGATGTAACTGACAGAGCCATAGAAACAAGACTGATCGTCTTGGGAGAAGCCCCAGATCAGGGCATAGATCAGGAGCTTGTTGCCGTTGAGGTTGTAGTCCGT